CACTACGTTGACAACTATATCGCCATTAGAATCCAATGTAAAGACACTGTCTCCCTTTTCCAGGGAGTCCATCCGCCTCATTCCATCGGGGCACCACACCAGAGTATCTCCCGCGATACACTGGCGAGACCAGATCTTGAAGTAGTAGTCGTAGTCCCCGGACAAACGACGAGCCCAGGCAGCACGCTGGTACGGCCTGGGCTCGTAGTAGAAGGGGACCTTGAGTCCCTCGGCCATAAGCTACTTCGCTTCCTTGATCTGCTCGTCGAGCTTGGCGATGGCGGCCTTGGCGTCCTCGTTGAAGTGGTACGCCTCCTGGAGCTGGCCGTCGAGCGCGCGGGCGATGTTGAGCATCGAGACCTCGAGGGCGATCTGCATGATCGTCGTCTCCTTGTTGTTGAACTCGTGGTCGATGAACGAGTCGAAGAAGTCCTTGTACTCGGCCACATCCTCGATCGCCTCGAAGCGGTCGCGCACCCCATGGAGCATCTCGACCACGTTGCGAGACAGCTCGGCCGCATCCCCGAAGGTGACGTTCTGCTCGACCATGTGGCTCATCACGTCGGCCAAGGTCTCCTTCGCGGTCATCCAACCGGAGACCGTCTCGAAGCTCGAGACCATGTTGTCGATGCGTTGCAGGAACTGCTTCTCGGTGGCCTCCTGCTTCTTGGCGAGGTTCTCGAGTGCTGCTTTCTTCTGAGCCTCCAGATCCTTTTTAAGGGCTGCCTTCTCAGTGACAGCCTTGGTGTTCGACTTCACTACCTTCACGGCCTTAGAGCGGCTCTGAGTGGTCTTAGCGACGGTCTTCTTGGGTGCGGTGGTCTTTGCTTCGGTCATTGCTATTCTCCTTCGATGAAAGTCTTGATCTTGGATTCTGCTTCCGAGTAGGTGTCGTAGGCTTGGACGATGGTCCATTCGCCTCCCGAGATGTCGATCGGCTTCGAGAGAACCATGTAACGGTTCTTCATCTTGCCGTCTCTCCCTGCCACGAACTGCCTCTCGATCTTGTAGCTAGTTGTCATAGCTCGGCTCCTCCGGCTCGTAGTCCTCGTCGTACATGCTCTGAATGTATTCGGCTGCTTCCGACCTGGAACGGAAAAGCTGCTGCTTGGGGATCGTCGTCGTGTCGATCCAGAACACCTCGCGGATGCCGGAGCGGGTGTTGACGAGTCCGGACCTGATGACGTGGAACATCGCCGCTTTCTCTTCTTCGGCCATCTACTTGCTCCTTCTCTTCAGGAGCTGGTCCTGTTGCCAGCTCATCGCCTCTGCCAGGTTCTTGAACTGGGGAGGCTTGTTCTCCGCCGACGTGGTGGACGCGGGCATGTCCACGGCGGGCTCGGTAGGCTCCGGCTTCGGCGGGGCTACCTTGGCACCGCGTGCCTTGAGCCGGTCGATCTGGCGGTTCACCTGGGCGAGGGCTTTGTCGAGGTCGCAGGAGTAGCCGATGGCGTTGCCGTCCTTGTCCTTCACCTCGTAGTCCTCGATGATGCTGTCGAGCATATCTCGCTGCACATCGTTCAGGGACTTGTAGGTCCTCGCGAACTTGAGGGTCCGGACGATCGGCTCCTTATCCTTCTTCAGCTGGTCGATGCGGTTGGCCGTCAGCTTGTTGAAGGCCTGCTCCAACTCCTTGTTGTAGTCCTCGACCCACTGCTTGGCCTGCGCTCGCGGGTTGTCGCCGGTGAACGGGCGCCCCGTCTCCGGGTTGTAGTAGGTGGGCACGCCGTCCTCGTCTTTGCGGTAGATGTCCTCGTCGTCGATGGACGCGCCGAGCTTGCCCTGCCTGGTGACGCGGATCTTGCCGGAGGACTTCATCGCCTCGGCCACGTCCTTGATCGCCTGGTTCTCGACCTCTTCGTCGATGCCCTTGATGGTCGAGGTTACTTCTTCTTCGGTGAACTCAAAGTCTTGAACTGCTGCTCCAGGTTCTCCGTCACCAGGATCATCTCCTCCAGCGTCGACTTGATCCATTGGTACATCGGCTGCGTCGTCTTGAGCTTGAGGCGCGGCATCAGCTCCACCCGCACCTTCTGCTTCATGAGGCTGTCCGTCTCCTCCAAGACGTCCACCGTCTGCATCATCTTCAGATACCTTCTCATCCTTTTGCTCCAGCGCCGCAAACGCCTGTGCCCAAGGATCAACCGCAGCCTTCTCATCAGGTTCCTGCACCTTGCCTTCAGCTTCTCCATTCATACGAATCCTCTCTATCCTCCTGCTTCATGTCCTGCAACTGCTGGACGTGGGTTCGGATCCAGCTCTGCTTCAGCATGTTGTAGAGCAGTTGCCACCTCTCGACGATGTTCTCAGTGTCCTTGGAATCGAACTGCTTGATCAGCACCTCGACCGCTGAGTCGACGTCGGCCACCTTCGACAGCGCGTTGCGCATCCTCGTGAGGAACTTGTTGGTTTCCTTGATCACCTGCTTGAACTCCATCAACCTCTGCTGGTCGGTGATGTTGTCGGTGAAGCTGCATCCTTGGTACTGCTCCACGAGAGTGGTCCAAGATGCCACGAGGTCTAGGTGCCGACATTCCTCGTCTACCCACTCGGCGAACTGCTTGTTAGTAGATGCCAGCGCGTTCATCGATGAGCTTCTGTCTACGCCACTTCTCCCACTCCGCGTCGGTGAGAGGGATGGACGCCGCCAAGGTCACGCCATCGATGTAGCTCATGAGGGGCTTGCCCGAGAACTTGGGCAGAAGCTCCGGCGCGAGCTGGGTGATCAGGGTCTTCAGGCCGAACAGCTGGATCATGGTGTCCTCGACCTGGACGAGCTGCGTCGGGAACGACCAGAGGTATCCCATCTGCCCGTCGTTGCCGGTGACCACGGGGACCGGCATCTTGTAGCGACCGGGCGTGAAGGAGATCTCCGTTCCGATCTTGGGGAAGGTGGTCTTCGCGTAGACGGGTTTGGAGTTGTCCTCTCGCAAGACCTCGTAGTCGCCGACCATGCGGTCCACGTCCTCGGGCGCTCCGTAGATGCGGTCGCCTGCGTTGGTCTCCTTGACCACGATGTCGTGGCCGACCTTCTCGTCGTAGGCGAGGTTGCGCTTGGCGTCGGGCGTCATCATCGGCGTGATCAGGATCTTCTTGCCGTAGAGCGGATGATGCCGCGGATCGCGGTCGAGCGCCTTCTTGGGCTTCTTGACCGCAGGCTCCCAGTCCTCGCCCTTGAGGTAGGCCGTGATGCGGCTGCATCTCTGCTGGTAGGTGAGGCCGTCCGGCTCCAACCCGGCGCGTTCTTCGAGCCTTTCGAGCTCTTCCTTTTTCATGGCTGTCATTCGTTTCCCTCTCTTTCGGAGTAAGCAGGTAGTAACCATGTAATCGAATTATACCAAAAAAAAGAAGGGCCACCCTTGCGGGCGACCCTTTTCTTATTGTGGATTCATAGACTGTTTCGCCTGCTCACGGGCAAGCATCTCATCCGAGTTCAAGGACGTCTCGCTATTGGCCTTGAGGTTGAGGCCTCGTGTCGTGAGCTTGTCCCTCCATTCGATGTAGCCTTGGATAACCTTTCCGATCTGCTCGATCTCGTCCTCGAGGTCATCCCTCGTGTACTCCTTCCAATGCAGGCGGACGTCGCAATCGGGATCGTAGAAGATGAGGTAGGCGCTCTGGACGTTGGGCCATAGGTACATCCCGCAGGCAAGCTGCCATCTCTCCTCGCAGCTTTCCTTCGCCTCGAACATCTTGGCGACGTGCTTCTCGGTGCCGTAGCTCTTGACCTCGCCGATGTTCGCGGCGCAGTACTTGTCAGTCGTCTCAACGACGTCCTCGGGAGAAGGGACGGACACCGCATCAGGGGACCATCCGAGCACGCCATCGGTGCAGACCACATCGTCCCAATGGTAAAGGTGAGCAGAAGGGACGGCGTCGTTGAAGTCCGCGATGGCGTAAGGTTCGAGGATGTGGCCGCGAGCTGCGGGGCCGGTGGACACGAGCGCATCGTCGGTGACATGGGAGACGAAGGTGCGGGCGAGCGCCTTGATGCGGGCGGACTCGATCTGCTTCGCGGTTCGCTTCCTCCCGGTCTCCGTCGTCGGCAGCATCTCCTTGATGGCCGAGGCATTCAGGTACTTGAGCCTGGCCTCCATCCATTCTCTCTTGACCCTGTGGACCATGGCATCTCCAATCAAAAGAAAAGGGGACAGGCTGCAAGGCCCATCCCCTTTCGGCTTGTATTAGTTAGGTCTCTTAGAATGGGATCGACTCATCGTAGACGCTGGTCGGTACCGGCGTGCCAGGAGCTACCTGAGGCACGACGTTGGATTGGTTGGACCAGTTGTCCTGCGGGTTGCTGAACCCGGTGTCTACGGGGATCTCAGAAGCCTGCACGCTGGTCTGCTGCTGCACCGGCTGGTACTGCTGCTGCGTAGGCTGCGGCGAGTAGCCGACCTGAGGCTGCATCACCGGGTCGGGCATCGCAGTTCGCTGGTTGCCGACGACCTGGCCGCCGTGAGCCGCGTCGTCCGCGAGCAGCTGCGGCACAGTGAGGAAGGGAGGCAGGGCCTCGGCGAGCTGGAAGGGACCGGCTGCGACTTCCTCGACATGCCAGGGGCGAGGGCATCCGCGGCCATAGGCGAAGCCTTGCGGCGGCTGCTGCGTGGAGATCTTGATGGTCTTGCCGATCAGGTCCATCATGTCCTTGCCTCCGGCCAGCTTGAACAGGTCGATGTGGACGCTCGGCTTCTTGCCCTCTCGCTGAGCCTTACCTGCTTCTGCGAACGTGAACGTGCGGTACCCGCCTGACGGGCCTGCAAGCGTGACGCGGATGTTCCAGACGGGGTTGCCGTTCGGCCAGAACTTCGGCGTAGTCGGACCGTTCTGCCCGAAGTTCATCGCCTGCGTCTCCTGGATGGCGACCACCGTGCCGACGAGCTCCGTGGAGAAGCCCGGTTGGTCGGGGCGAGAGTAGTTCCAGTTGTGCTCGTTGCGGGATCCGCCGTCGTTTCCAGTGGGGTTGAGTGCCATGATAGATTCCTTTCTCTTTCAGATATGCCTTAGTATTCTACATCAACGAGCAGGGCTTCCCACTCGTCGGGATCGAGATCTCTGTAATAACTGAAGACCGTCTCGATCTTGTCTTCCCAATCGTAGTACCTGATGTTGAGGGAGGTTGTATCAAACTTCTCTTTGAACTCTTCTATGAGCTGCTCTGAAGACAGGCCGTCGACGTTCTCGAAGTCCTCGTACCATACGGCCAGCTTGGCCAGCGTCCAGTTGACGACGTCGTTGTTGCGCCGTCCTCTGGTCATCGAGTCCTCACAGTTCTCGATGCCGTGCAGATACCCTTTCCAATCCATGCTAGTCCTCCAGTCCCTCGTATCCTTGAGCGAGCATAGCCGCTATCAGCTCCTCGTCTTCGATCTCTCCTTTGCCTAAGGCTGCCCAATCTGCCTTGCAGAACTCCTGGGCCTGGCCCATGATCATGTCGTACAAGCTCATCTCGAATTCCTTTCTTCTCTTCTCTTCGATATGTAGGACTGGAAGTCTTTCCAGATGTCCTTGGTCAGCATCAGGCGGTTGATGCCGTTGCTCTGCTTGATCTTCGTGTAGACCGCTGCGTTGGTCTGGTTGCCCATCAAGTCTATATGAGCGTAGGGGAAATGGCTGATGGGGATGATCTTGCAGGTGTTGAAGTACAGGTGGAACGATCCCGGTTTGCTCGGATGCGACCAGCACTCGGTGATGTTCCGGTACTTCTCACCCCATCTAATCGTCTCCTCGTCCACCACTCCGTGCCCTTCGCCGTCGATGTCGATGACGATGAAGGTCTGGGCGTACATGTTCTGCCCGACGTATCCGCAGTCCGACAAGGCGATGGCGGTGTCTCGGTCGTACAAGGTGGGGACGTACTCCTTGGAGTAGCCCCACTTCTGCATCGGCTTGTTCTCCCACGAGCATGGGAACCATCGCTTGTCGGTACCTCGCCATCCGTCGGGCAGGGTCTTGAAGTCCTCGAGCCTCGTGGTCAGGACCTTGGTCGCCGCAGTCTTCTTCACGAGATGCGGGTTGAAGTTCGATGTCGGTTTGGCGAACGACCGCTTGAAGCTGCCGTCGTTGTAGTTGCGCACGTCCTTCTCCCGTATCGCTATGCCGAGTTGCCTGCAATATTCGCACACCTCGTCGAGAGGGATGCCGTTGAGACCACAGCGATACATGGCGAAGTACGGCGACTCGCCGAACGCGAACAGGTTATGCCAGTCGTTCATGCCTGCTTCATCCTTTCAGCCAGGTCGCACCCGAAGTCGCCGTGCTTCCCGGACTCGAGGTCGATGACGAGTTGGCGGAGCCGATCCATCCCGGTCCTCTCATCCAACTCTTTGATCGATCCGAGCACTCCGAGTATCTCGAGGTGATTCGCAAAGTCCTCCTGACTCACCGGCTCGCCCATAACGGCGATGACCTTATCGGCCATCTTTCTTGCTTTGTCCGACGTGGAGTTCTCGATGCATTCGTAGATCTCCTCGACAACCGACGAGTGCACGTTGTACATACTGTCCCAGACGGGATCGGTTAGCGGGACGGTCTTGGCCAGCTTGAACAAATTGGTCATGGTCCTCGCCGTGAGATAGTTGTACGAGGCGTTCGACATCGACGCGTACTGCTCGCGGATGGCGCGGCAGATCTTCTTCGACGGGGAGACCCCGACGTTCTCCTTCATCCATTTGCACCATGCGCCCTCGTCGAACTTGACGTGAAGCCAGACGAACCTCTGCTTGGTCTGTGGCAGCAGGTCGCATTGGCCCTGCGGATTGCCCATGGCGACCACGAGGATCGACGGGAGCTTGCGTCCCGAGAGCATGGTCCTCTCCTGGATGAGGGTGAGGCAGGCGTTCAGTGTCATGATGTTGCCGTTAGTGAACTCGTCGAAGGCCAGCATGTCTCCGTCCTTCATGTCGAGCAGGTAATCGAAGTCGAAGATCTTCATCCGCTGCTCGTCCGTGACCGGCATCGCCATGCCCGAGATCTCGCTCGGCATCCGCTGCGAGGTGATGAACTCGTAGTATCTGCGCCCGTGCTCTTCGCACCATTCCTTGCATTGGCTCGTCTTGCTCAGGCCCGGGTCGGACATGAGGGCCAAAGCCATCTCGTCTCGATGCTGATCAAGGATGTCCAGGTAGTGCTTGATGTTTCTCATTCTTTGCCTTTCTAACCGTGTTCTTCAGGTGGTTGGGGAAGTGGTTCAGGAACCAGAAGGAGTGCCCGTCGGCGCTCCATACTTCCCAATCGTCGATCGACCTGCGATGGCGTGCGACGACGAGGAAGCCCCTGCGAACCTTCGCGTTGCGGACCTCCTCGCACGTCTGCCTGAGCCACTCTTCCTTAGTCGACCTGTTGTAGTTAGCCGTCTGTTCCCCGGCCTTCACCTCGATGACCAGCTCTTCGGTGCAGACGTCTCCATCCATCAGGCGAACAAGGACGTCGCCGTGGTCCGTGTTGCCGTGCAACGCCTGCCGCCTTGCGTCGAGCTTCGCTTTGACCAGGTAGTTGACTAGCCTTGTCTCGGCTCTCGTCCCCTTGGCTTTGCTCTTGTTCGCCATAGCCTAGCCTTTCCTCGTGAAGAACCTGGCCCAGTCCGTGTTGTGGACGACCTCCACGTCCTTGCAGTTCGCAGTCACCCATCTGGCGTAGCCGGTCCCGGTCTTGTAGCTTGAGCCGTAACCGTCGCGCTCTCCCAAGAAGCAGTCGTAAAGGGTCTTCGTGTGGATCGGGTAGTCGAGCTTCTCCACTTCGGGAGCGTCCGAGTCGCCGAAGCTTATGACCACGTCGTAGTCCATATGATGCGTCTTCAGGATCTCGTTGAACATGTCGGATTCGTTGCCTCGAGGGATGCGCCTGCGCTCCGCCTCGACGTCCATGACCCTGACTTCCTCGTTGGTGTAGAAGTACGATTTGCCTGCGGTGAGGACGAGGTCGGCGTGCGTGACGTCCGTGACGGTCTTGATCAAGGTCATCATCGCAGAGCTCACGCCGTCGGGAATCGAATACGAGATGTCGAGGATGACCAGCGACTTCTTCCTCGGCTGCGCTTGCAAGTAGCCAGAGCACAGCCCGGTCTTCTTGTTGTACCCGTCTATCCACTGGTAGCTGTTCGTCACGTTGACCTTGATGGCTTCGGCCAGATCCCCGAAGAACTTCGGCAGCATCTTCAAGTCGGTCAGCAGATCGAGGTCCACGTAGGACGACACGTCGCAAGCGAGGTCCTTGAGCGTGACGTCGCAGACCCCGTCGACTGGCTCGCCGTAGGTTCTCGGCGGGACCTCGTTCTCAGGAACCTCGTAATGGACGAGGATCGGCTCGTACCATTCGCCGAAGACCTCGTGGTAGATTCTTGTCCAATCGAACTGCTTGAACTTCTTCTGCATCATCGGAATCATCAGCCGGTACAGAAGCATATCGTCCGACTCCCCGTTCCCTATCAGGTACGGCGTGCCGGGCGGGACGGAATCATTCTTGTCTTCGAGGACGACGATCGTCGGCCAATCGAACAGGCCCCTTTTCGCCAGGGCCGGCGGCAATTCCAACAGTCTCATTTCTAACCTTTCCTCCTCGTCGAAGCGAAGGGAGCCGCGTCATACCGCAGCTCCCATTGGACCGACCGTCGCCTTAAGCTCCGACGGCTTTGATCGTCTCCTTGCTCTCGACCCATGCGAAGACGATGCTGACGATGCCCTCCTTGTTGAGCTCGAGCGGGTTGCAGGGAAGCTTGCACAGGTGCCCTGCGTCCATGTCCACCAGGACCTTGTCGGACTCCGCCATGTCGATGAGCTCGATCATCTCGTTGGCGATCTTGTTCGCCTCCTCGACCTTGGAGTTGTCCTCGATCTCCTCGACGATCGCCTTCACGTTGTCTACGTACTCGTCCAGCTTCGGCGTCCCGTTCTTCTTCTTCAGCTCGATCCTCGAGTCGGGAACCGGAGCGAAAGCAGGCATCTCGCCTTCGACCTTGGCCTTGGCGATCTCGTCTTCATGCTCGTCGATGAACGCGAGGACGTCCGCCATGTGCGCAAGCTCTCGCAGCTCGATGTCGATGGGGCGGCCGACGATGGAGACGACCGTGCCGTCCTCGGTCATGAGGTATCCGTCCTCGTAGGCGAGCTTGTCTTTCGCGATGTACTTCTTCATGTCAGTCCCTTTCTTCTTTAAGCGATTTCCTTATTCACGGCATCCAACCAAGATTGAATGCGATGAAGCATGGTCTCGTGCTTGATGCGGGTGACTTCCCAGTTGTTGTTCTCGCCGTAGCTCATATGATAGATCATCTCGGCGATGGCTTGGTCCATGCCTTGCTGAATCAGCGGGGCAATCGCATCTCGCATAGCTTTGTCTTTGTACTGCCTGGTCTTGGAATGGATGGTCCTGTCGCCTAGCTCGAGGGACTTGGAGATCCACTTGGCGTACTGCTCGGCGACGGGCCTCGTGTCGATGCCTCGCGACCATCCCTTGGGACAGCGCTCGAACTGGCGGTACCAGTAACCAGGCTCGCAGTCTTCAGGATCGAAGCGAGGGTTGAGCTTGTTGACGTGGGCGACGCGCTTGTTCTCAGGACGCAGGTCCGCGAACACCCGCTTGCCCACATCCATCGAGACCATCAGGTAGTCCATGTCGAACACCTTGATGACGTCGAGGCAGTCTTCCTCGTTCTTCCTCCATGAGACGTTGACCTCAGGGTAGCCGTCCTTGACGAGCTTGACCGTCTGAAGGTTGAACTTGGAGTTGTCCCAGAAGCGGATCTTGTTCGCTTTGAACTCCTCGATGGAATTCTCAGGGGCGAATCCTGCCGAGATGAAGGCTTGAACGATGGACGCTTGGGCGGTTTGGGAGTAAGCGAACAGGTCGAGGTCCGTCTCGTTCTCCCATGAGTTCACCTCATCGTAGGTGAAGGTGGGATCGGGGCAGTAAGCCAGGATGGATTGCCCCGTGTAACAGCACCTCGCGCCTTCTGGGACGATGTCGAGGACTGCCTCGGTAAGTTCTCTAGTGATCATGTTAGCGCTCCTTAGAATCGATCTGAGTGGCCAGTACAGAGATGACGTCCTCGATATCCGCAAGGGTCTCTATCGCCTCAGTGGATTTGCCTAGCTTCACGAGCCCTTGGAACTCGGACAGCCTTGCCCGGATGATCTGGCACCAGGCGTTCGTGGGGGAGCTTTCGATTCTAACCGTGTTCTTCATTGTTCTAACCTTTCTTATCTTGGTTTACAGATGTTGTTCGACGAACCTATCGACGAACCCTTGGATCGCCGTCTTCCACTGAGCGGAGTCCTCGATACGGGTTGGGTAGACGACGAGGAACTGCGGCGCGACCGGGTTGCTCCCGTCTTTCACGAGACCTACGAAGACCCCGTAGTCCTCGGCCTCCTCTTCGAACAGGACTCCGAGGGCATCGCTGATGCGGTCGTCGTAGCTTTCCTTGTCGAACTTGATGTCCGGCCTGTCTTCCAGCTTGTTCGATTTCATGTGAGTTCCTTTCTTAACGGATGGCGGTCGCGAGCAGGTACGCTACGCATATGATTCCCACCGCGACCATGAGCAACGTTGTCTTCTTCTCTCTGCTCATGACGTTCCCTTCTTCTTGAGCCAACGTTCGACCGAGTAGTCATGGTTCGCTTGCCTGCACTTGTCGCAGCGGCAGCCGTAGATGTAGCCGGTCCTGGTGCCGTGCTGCGGGTCGAGAGGGTCGGCTTCAAGGCGAGCCTTCGCTTTGGCGTAGCGGACGATGCGCTTGTCCTTGAGCTCGTCTTTATGCTTGCGGTAGTAGATCGACTGCTTCTGCCTGATGACGTCGCGATGCTGGCTCAAGCGACGAGCGGAGTAGGCTCGCATGGCGGCTCGACACCTGTCGCAGCGGCAGCCTACCCCGTAACCGTTGGTGGTCCCGTGCCGAGGGTCGCTCGGGTCAGCCAGCATCTCTGATCTGACTTTGAGCTTCGAGCGAGCGTTGATGTACTTCTTGGACTTGGCCATCAGTCCTGGTCCTCCTTCCAAACGTCCACGACCATGCCGCACTCGATGCGGAAGTACTCATCGTCGTAGCAGTACTGGCCGTCGGGCAGATTCGACTGGGTAAAGTAAAGGCGAAGCGTCTCGCTTATGGGCTTGGTCGTCTTGACTTTGTTCATCGTTCCAACCTTTCTAACGGATGACATGCGGCGGGGAATCCCCCGGGAAACACAAGGTGAAACGGGAGAGACATGAGGCCGTGAGACGAGTCGGGACATGCGTCTCCCACAAGCAACAAGCGCCTCCTCACATCAGGGAGACGACGGCAAACAGCAAGAACATGACGGCTATGCCCACACCTTCGACCCACTTGCTGGAATCCCCTCTCAAGCGAGACGGAACGGAAGCGACGACGCAGAACAGGGATATCAGCAGCAGAGTTGCGGTCAAACCCATGCAGGACTCCTTTCGAAAGGCGGTCCCCAAGGTTTCCCCTGGGGACTTTTGCTTACAGGCAAGCTTCGCAGAAGTACTGGAGATGCTTGCTTCCGTCGTTGTACTCGACGTACTTCCAACCGACGTTGACGAGCTGACCTATGGCAGGCACGAAGCTACGGCTCTGGTACGGGCGGGTCACCAAGATCTCTTCGCCTGTCTCAGGGTTGAGGAAATGCTGGATGGTCGCGTGCCTGGCGGGATCGAAGTCTTCAGGACTCACGTTCTTGGGAAGCGTGTAGCCGAGGTAGGCGACTTCGGAGTTGACGTTCTCGCCGTTGGTCTGACGGTAGGGATTGTCCTGGTTGTAGACGACGGCGTCGGCAGGGAGCTGGATGGTCTTCATGATGGATCCTTTCTAACAAGTCCAACTGTTCGAACGATAGGAGAGTCCTCCCGGAGAACACAACGTGAAACGTGAGAGACACACAGCACGACCAGCTCACAGGTGGAGCAGGCTGCCAAGCGGAGATGAGGGTTCCGGCCACAGGATGAACAGGAAGAACAGGATGAGGATGATAGCCATGAGAACGGCGAAGGCACGGTCAGACATGTTCGGTCCTTTCGACAGATTGCAGACTGGGAAGCTTATTGCTCCCGAGAAACACAATGTGAGATGTTGCGCGCTAGGTGAAACAACAGCTCTCATCAAACCAACGCGAGAAGGCGAACTGCGGACAAGCCGGTGCCTCCTAGGGTCGGCACGTTCGCCTCTACGCGATCGCTCTTTCACCCCCGCGCATAGTTATTCCACAGTTGTCCATTTTCCCAGGTCAGCTCGCTGCTCGCTCGCCTTAGTTATATGGGGGTATATATATATTGAGAATAATTAGGATAATAGGATATATGGAAGTTCCCCCGAAAAAATTTCCCCAGTCTCCCAGAAATCCCCAGCTCGCCTAGGCAAAACGGGGGTTCACATTGTGTTTCAACAGCTTCCAATCTCGCGTTTGGTTTCCGTCGTGAGCTGTGTCTCGCACATCGATCGCACGTCTCCCTCGCTCGAACATTGCTCGCCGACAGCGCCCTTGAGTTATCGAAAGCTCCCGTGTGTAAAAAAAAAAAAAAAAAAAATTGCGCCTAGTTATATATAGATATCTTTTGCATGCTTTGCGTGACTTTTCGTGCCTGGTGCGCTGTCCCGCTTCGCGGGACGCAGCATATGCACGCCGAATCACGCTCAGCATGCCGAAGATATGTTCTGCATACCTTGAAGCTTCCTGGAAGCTCCTTGCAGTTTACCGTCGTTCCATTGATGTTTGCGTGCCCGGTTGTCCTCTGGTTTGCCTCGATGCGAAGCGAGCGAAGCGAGCGAAGCATCGACCTTGATGCCAAGCCTCGGCTCCCGTAGCGAGGACCGACATGCTCTCCATCGTAGCGAGCGCAGCGAGCGGAGATGGAGGCTGGAGGCCGAGCGTCAAGGAGCCAGGCCATACAAAGGTAAAAAATAAAAAACAACTCAAGCACGCTGTCATCCCGGTGAACACAGTCTCTAAGATGTTGGGGGTCGTAGCTGTTCCTATGATGTGAGCCTCGACATCTTTGGAAGATTGCTTTCTTTTGTTTTCTTTTTTTTCTTTTGTTCGCTGCCGGCCTTTGTGCATCCGCTCCTCGCTCGCCGGCTCCGGCTTCGCCTCCGCCGGCGAGTCTCCGGGGCGGATGCGGCCGGCCTGTTTACGATGTTTACGTTAGGATGTTCCGCTCCCTTCGGTCGCTCCACATCCTAGCTACAGCGGTTCGCTGGAGGATGTTCGGGCATTCGCTTTAACGCTCATGCCCACCCTCACATCCTCGAGTCTCAACATCATCGAAGCATCCATGGGATTGCTTTCAGGATACCTACAGGGCGCTCTGCGTGCTTGTTGCGATTCTGTGCGACTGGGTTGTTGTCCGGCTTCGCCGGACGGAACACCTATCGCACCACCTCGCACTCTGCACGCTCTGCGCCCTTATGTATAAAAAAAAAAAAAAAAAAAGAAACTCAGTTAACCATGTCAACCAAGTTTCTCTTTGTTATCAACGGGTATCTTAGGTTATCAAGTACTCTCAAGTTATATTCAATCACGCCATAGCACCCTGTTTTTGGGCATGGAACTATAAGGGGGTCAAGTCTAAATTCTTTCGAATTCACTTGCTCCCTAGACAAGAGGTGATCAATCTCCTGCTGGCCCTACTGATATTCGTGGGCTATGAACGATTGATTTATCGCTGGTTTTGCTAGACAAGGTAAGGTAAACAGTTCCCTTGCCGAACGCCACATCTAGGTCGGACTCCATTATCGACGTTGCGTCCCAGTTAAAAGATTCAATCGTTAAAACCGATCAGTTCCGATATTGCATTGTCAAGATGCTAGAATCATTATAGCACGACGACGAGAAAGGAGGAACGGGAAATGGCATTGGAATTTCAAGGATTCGAGGCCCCCATCTCCGTCATCCCCGATATGAAGGCTAACAGCGTCATGAGCGAGGTCAAGGGCTACACGCAGGAGGACATCGCCAAGCTGACCCGGAAAGACGACTTCCTCCCGCTCGGGCTGACGGAGGTGGAGGCGTGGGAGAACTACACCGACGACAGGCTCTACGAGATGGACAAGATGATCCGTGCATGGCTCAAGAAGACTTGGTACCACCGCCAGAAGGACGGGAAGATGAGGACTGCCGTGCCGATTCTGTTCACGTACCTCTACGGTCGCCCGCCATCGCAGGCGGACTCGAGGACCTGCGCCATGATGCACCGCATCTTGAAGTACTACTGCACTCGCTACACTGGCAAGTCCACCATCAAGTACCAGGAGTTCTCGCGGGTGTACTGGTTCAGTAAGTACTCATGCAAGCAACGCCGACCGTATTCGATCCGGCTGAGATTGGAGGAGCTCGATGAAGGAAAAGATCCCTTCAGAGTTGGCCCGACTGAGAGAAGCGACAAACGAAAGAAGCCTCGACGAGCAGTTTTTAAGAATGGCAAAAAGCAAAATGGGAAGCGTAGTCAGAATGGCGGACACGGTTCCCAGGGCGGAGTACCCGACCGGGGCGAAGACCGCGGCGCAGCATCTCGTGAGCAGGATGTTCACGGACGCGATCTTCAGCCAGGACATCAGGACGATCGAGCTGATCATCAACAGGATCGACGGGAACAACCCGAGGGACGACCAGATGAGCTCGATGCAGACGCTGTTCGGGGACACGCTGAACGAGATACTGCAAATCGAGAACCCGACGGAGCTTCGCGTTACACCGGAGGATACGGTGATGAGCGCGCTGTGCAAGGCGCTGTACGACCTAGCCGCCTCAGATATATACCACGAGGTAGACAAGGAGACGGGGGAGGTGCGGACGAGGAAGCCGTCGACTGAGGCCAAGAAGTCCCATGAGGCGGCCCTTCGCATCGTCATCGAGCGGAGCCAAGGGCGAAAGACTACGCCGACGCTCATCGAAGAAGCTCCTGAAATCGGCGAGGCAGATTGGCTTTTATCACTCAATTCCCCTGATGACGTGGTATAATGCAGTTGTTCGGTTATTCCGAACAAGTCCTTTCTAACCGTGTCTGATGACAGGACGCAAGAGGCTGGTCAAGGCCGGGATCGACGGGTTCCGGCTCAGTCTCCTCCTCATCGGACGCGAAGAACCTAGACACGGAGGTTTCCTGAAATGACCGAAAGGGATTTCAACCAATGGCTCAACGAGCCGTCTTTCGAGGAGAGCGTCTGCTCCAACCCGTTCCACGACATCACGAAGAAGGTGTTCGACGGGTACGGAATGTACGACCCTTACCAGCCGGACCCCAGCGACGTGAGAACCAAAGTCGCCCAGCTTCTCAAGGCGGGGCTCGTCATCCTGGAAGGCGACGTCATCTACATCAAGGAGCACTACGACCTGCATCCTCTGAACGAGGCGGTCGATCTTCTCGCCTACTACATGCACGCGGACTCCAACGAGGCCCGCAAGGCGGCCAACCTCCTCGAGACCAACTTCCAGGGGTATTTCCCCGTCACCCAGCACAAGGTCCTGCGCGACGCCATCTCCATCGTCTTCGACGGCGCATCCCAGGTATACGACCTGAAGACCTTGGAACCGGTGGACCCGGGCCTCAAGATCCCCGAGTTCGGCTGCTCCGAGGTCGTCATGGACCACTTCGGCCCGCTCGCCCAGTACTTCACCCTCGTGAACCAGGCTGTAGGCGAGCCCTACTTCTTCGAGAAGATGCTGCTCTACCCCTTCACTCAGCACATCCGGGAGAAATCCCATGTGCTCGTGGGCGGCGGCGGCAACGGCAAGTCGCTGTTCATGAAGATGGTCCAGCGCCTCTACGGCCAGAAGTCCATCACCGACGCCCCCCAGCCGAACTTCTCCGGCCACAGCGCAGGCGTCATCGCGTACAACTTCATCGGCAAGCGAGTCGTCACGTTCAACGACGTGGGCGACCCTTCCGCCCAGTTCCTCGAATGGATGAAGCGCATGATCACCGGCAACCTCGAGGTGAAGACCCCGAGCGGCCAGTGGCTCTCCATCCCGTGTCGAGCGAACTTCTTCATGGAAACGAACCATCAGCCGGAAATCCTTGACTTGGAAGCCCACCGGCGGCGCTTCATCATCCGCGAGTTCGATCCCGGGTTCAAGCTCGCGGACTGGATGAGCAGCGACGAGCTGGACGTGGTCGGAGACAGAGGGGAGATCACCGCCGCGGACGTCGTCATGTACCTGCTTCAAGTCAAGGACCAGATAGACGACTGGACCAAGTTCGGCCCTGAGCCGCCCACAGAGGGCGAGCAGATGGTGGAACTGGTCAAGCAGCAGATGGGAGAGACGGATGGCGCTTAACCCCTACATCGTCGAGGCCGAGCCGAAACCGAAGCGGGAATCCGCGAAGCTCAAGCCTAAGTGGAAGCCTAAGCACAAGGAACGGCTAAAGCCCCCAAGACCGGTTGTAGGCGATTGCAAGATACGCTTTTTGGTTTGGGGGTACTCGGCTAAGGTAGACGAGGTAACGACCGTCACAGGGCGTGTGAAGGGCCTCACAGCGGCTTCTGCGGCGTTCGCTGCCGGACAGGAAGCCTCGAAACTCAACGAAGGCGCGGACGTTCAAAGGTTGGAGGTGTGGTTGGAAGATGCCGAAACCCAAGTACCTTCCTCCTGATCCGATCGAGGTCACGCTGTGCTGGGACTGCGAGCACTTCGACCGGGTGGTCAAGATCGTCAGGGTCAGGGATGAGAAGCGCTACATCGCCAGATGCTCGCTTCACGGCATCGATATAGGCCGAAGCTCCGCCACCTGCGCCGACGGGACCAACGTCAAGCGGTTCGGTAAACAGCACGTGGAGCCTATGAGGTCGGCTACAGGATGGGAGGATTACTGATGGACAGCTCTTACAAATATTTCTTGAGAGGCGACCAGGTTCCGTGCCATGCGTGCCTCTACTATTATCATGACCGATGCGAGCATCTCATCGTCAGAGCGCCGAAAAAGACGGTCGGATGCGACCATGGGGAGACTGCGGCAATGCGATTGGAAAGGATGAGCCGTGCAGCAAAGAGAGCAAGTCATTCAGATTAGGTACCATGAGGGAGCGTTCCCGCCTGAGCGCCATGGAGGATGGATCGACCTGGCCACTCCCGAGGACTACAAGCTGACGCAGGGCGAGTTCCGCATCCTGCCGCTCAACGTGTCGATGAAGCTTCCCGACGGCTACGAGGCGGTCATGGCCCCCAGGTCGTCCACCTTCAAAAACTACGGGATCCTGATGGCCAACTCCATCGGGGTCATCGAGAACGACTACTGCGGAGACGACGACGTTTGGGGGTTCCCAGCCTATGCTACGAGAACAGTCATCATCCCTGCTGGAACGAGAATCTGCCAGTTCCGTATCCAGCGAGTCATGGGACCGATCTTATTTAAAGCTGTGCCGAAGCTCGGAGATGAAAGCAGAGGAGGGTTCGGTTCCAGTGGAAAGCAAGTGTCCGTACTGTGAGGGCCGCGAGCTCCTGTTCCATAGGAACAACGTGAAGCTATGGGTCTCGGCGGAAGACGAGAAGATCAGGGTGTTCGTGCCGAAGGAAAGGATCAACGCATGGATCGACGTGAAGTACTGCCCGATGTGCGGGAGGAAACTGTAGAGGACTTGAAAGCCAAGTGGGAGACCTGGCCCGAGACCAAGCAGCCGAAGCCGCGCGCTTCTTACGACGATGTGAGCAACCCGGTCCATTACGCAGGCAACGGCGACATCACCTGCAAGGACGCGCTCCACTCGATGATGTACGGAGCGGAGGCCTTCGTCACTCCGAAGGTCGGCTATTGGTGGGGATGCGCTTTCAAGTACATCTGGCGCGCGTTCCTCAAGGGCGACCCGAAGAAGGACCTCATGAAGGCAAAGCAGTGCATCGACGAAATGCTCGATCTCATCTAGCTTGGTATACTTAGCTCCGACAGATAGGAGCTATCATGGCAGTCAGAGAGATCAACCTTTACGACCCGGACGAGACGTTCAAGCAGAAGTGCAACGAGAACTTCGCGAGCGTCGACGCCCGGGTCTTGTCGTATCAAGACGTCTACAACTACGTGTTCAACATGGTCTTCCCCGTCGGCACGATCATCCAGACGACCGATCAGGAAGACCCCCGCATGAACACCGGCGAATGGGAGTACCGGGGAGTCGAGCACTACCAGAAGTCCCAGTACGAGTCCGTTGCCATGTACCGATACGAAAGGATCTTCTAATGGGAATTATAGGCGACCTCGCGAACAAGTACCTCGGAATCGGAGACGGGTTCAAGGATTTGCAGAAGGACTTAATCGACAAGGCCGACAACATCTCGGACGGCGAGAAGAACTCGCTCAAGGCAGACATCGACAGAACCGGGTCGGCCACTCCTTCCAACTGGGCGAGCTCGAAAGGCCCGACCGTGGCCAACAAACCTAAACCCGAGCCCACGCCGACCATCTCCTCCTACTCCCCGACCGCCGGGAAAGCCCAATGGCAGAACGATTTGGAAGACTTCATCGGCAACCAGGTGAGCAAATGGGCCGATAACGTCAAAAGCACCTACACTCCTGAGAATGTGAGCAGCGCCGTTTCCGATGCTTTCGAGCCTTTAGGAGAGGTCGTCTCCGACAATATCCCCGTCGTAAGCCAGCTGGAGCAGGCTAAAGAGAACAAGGCCGAGCGCAAGGCGTACGAGGGAGGGTCCGGCATCTACGAGTACCTCAACGACCTCGTCGACGAAGACGAAGAGGATCCTTCCTATAACGGCCTTACATACGGCCAGGCGACCGAGGCCATCGCCCAGAAGCTCGTGGACGACCCGACCACTACCCTCTCCGACCGGGAGAAGGACATCATCAGGAACCGCTCCGACTCGTGGAAAGGCGAATGGTCCCTGCCCTACATCGCGGCATCCGACAAGGCTTACAGGAAGTCGTACAACGATCGGGCATCCGAGGAGCTCGGGGAGGAGGCGGCCCTGCTCAAGCCTCAGACGTTCGACGTGAACATCGGACCTGTCTCGTGGGGCGCTCAAGACGACAACGCCATGGACTCGAACACCAACTACGGCTTCTACATCGACCCCGACGACGCGGCTCAGGTCCTGGGCGAGTACAACTACCAACCGTACAACTCGACCGACGACGGCGACTGGGCCTACGCTTTCGGGACCGACGGAGGCTGGGGCAAGAACTACGTCGGCGAGATGGCGAACAACGTGAACAACTTCTTCAACAACATCGGGGAAGCCAGGCAACGGGCGGCAAAGGATGCAGCCGACAACGGCGGTCAGACCATCACGCTCGCCGACGGGACCCGAATCTCCATGGATGACATGAAAAACAGCTTCAACCTCGCCGGGTTGTTCTACGACCCGGATTCGGTGACCGAAGCTCAGAAGGCTGCCCTCGACGAAGCGGGTGCCCAGCCGATCGAGGACCGAGACTCCTCGCAGATGACGGCAGTCTACAACCTTCTCATCGGAGCGGATGGCTCCATCCTTCCTGGCAACTTCGACTTCGAAACCGCAGACGTGTCGCCGGACGGGACCACGTTCACCGTGTCAGGCGGGACCCCGTTCGACGGGACGTACAACGTCTCCGACTTCACGAAGGGGTCTGTGCAGTCTGTAGCCGCCTCAGCCGACGAGCTTGGGTTGTCCGACGAGGACGCGGCGTCTCTCGCGTCTTCCGCTCCAGCCTACTACTGGATCGCCCAAGCAGATCCAACAAGCGCGGAATCTGTCCTGAACAACGCTCAGGACGTCTCTCTGCCCGGTGGAGGCACGATCACGGCCCAGGACTTCCTGGACTACCAGGAGGGCAAGAACGTGTCTCAGAACGACTCTGGGCCGTTCAATATCTGGAAGCAATACGTCGACATGCCCTGGTCGAACGGAGCCGATCTCAACACGTGGGCGGAGAATATCGTCCCCTGGTTCGTCGACACCGGTCTTCAGTCTTTGCAGACGCTCGGCCCCTGGGGCAGGTTCCTCGGCCCGGTATGGGGCGGAGGCAGGGCTATCGCCGAAGTGCAGGGCCTCGACCCGAACCAGCACATCCGAGGGGACGTCGACGTCGGCGGAGGCTACACGAAGCAGCAACAAGCGCTGAGAGCTGTAGGAGATCTGGCCGATCCTTTCATCGAGCAGCTAGGAGGCCAAGGATCGACCGAGCTTGCGAAGCTCATCCCCGGTATAAAGAATCTAAACAAGGCAGTCGAGAACCGTCCGGTCGCGAAATTCCTAGCCGATACCGCAGGAGAGGGTGTTGAGGAAGTGGCAACGGGCCTCGTCCAGCAGCTCGGCCAGACCCCTGAAGTCAACGAAGACATGTGGCGGGACAAGGTTTACAACCCGGTCACGAAGACTTACCAGCTCGACCAGGACGACGATCCGAACGAGAAGCTTTGGGAGAACGTGTCTGACAACTTCCTTGGCGGCGCTGTCTTCTCAGCCCCGCTCAATGCCGGTCATTCCGCCGTCGACTATGCCAAGAACAAAAACGACTACAAGGAGAAGAGAGACGAGGTCTTTCATCCTCGCAGGACCAAAGCTTCCAAGTCCGAGGACTATAATCTCGATGACAGCTGGAAGAGCTACTACGACCAATACCTTGAAGATATGGAGGGCTAGCCGATGGCCATCAGAACCAACACGAAGACCAGCACGTCCGTCAGCACCGACGTCGATGCTGCGGTACGAAACGATGCCCCGACCCGAGTGGAAGGCCCTGCTGCGGGAGGGTTCGACGTCGACCAGGCGAGCCAAGAAACCACCGAGACCGTTCGTCCAAAGGACTTCGCGAACAGCTGGAGCTTCGGGGGTTCAGGTACCCAGCAGGCTCGAGAGGAGCGCAACGAGACTCCAGACATCGGTTCGTTCGGCAAAACCGACAACGAGCAGGCTCCAGCCAAGAGCGCTCAGAGCATCTCCGTGCCCGACGTCAAGGTCTCCCGAACCCAGGAGCCCGCACAGCAAGAGCCGGACATGCTCGCTCCCGAAGTCAAGCCGACGGAACAGACGGCTTCGGCTGCTGAAACCGTTGACGATGATCAATCGTCCAACGATATCGACCAGCCTGAACTGCTTCAAGCAGAGGAACCGCAGGCTCAGACGGAGGCCGTAACGACTCAAACGGCACCCGTTTCCCAGCGACCGGTCGAGCAGCAGGCCGAATCCCGTGAGGAGCCTATTAATCCCAACGAGGTAACGGGTCAGCCTGAGACCTCTGCCGAGAAGAAGCTCACCAGGGCGCAGAGGTTCAAAGCCGCATCGAAGCGGATCAGCGAAGCAGCGAACCAGATCGAGGCCACGGCAGCCCCCGACATCCAACCTACCGCCACCCAGTCGGCAGCGTTGGCCAACAGGCTGAAGAACGAGAAGACGGGGACCGTGGGCGCGGCCCTCTCCGGCCAGCTGTCTGGCGACCCGACCCTGGAGTTCGGGGATGTATCCGTCGGCGACGTTCTCCTTGCCCACAGCTACACGATCGAAGGCTCTCCTATCCAAACCATCGTGAACGACCTGATCAACAAGACCGACACCTGGGTCGATGAGGAGAAGATGGTAAACGACGCAGACTACCGCATCGACACGATCAGGGAGTTGTTCAACGCCTATCCGCAAAAATTCATCGTGACTAAGCATCCTGTTCCCAACGACTTGTCCTCTGTCTCGATGAGGGTCCTCGTTCACCAGGGGACGGACATCCATACCAACCCGGTCATCTCGCCTCTGTTCAACCAGGACTTCGACGGCGATATGTCCAACGTCGCGTTCAACCTGGCCCCGATGACGGCAGGCAGGTCTCGCAGCATCGGCGACTACATCCTCGACCACTTCGGCGAGCTGGTGTTGGAACCAAGCCTATTCGCCACGTTCAAGTGGGGAGACGACAAGCGGCAGATCGAACTGATGACGGAGACGCTTCGCCAGTTCGACCTTTCGAAAGATTCTGTGCGCGAGATCTCCGATGCCTGGACGAAACTCTGCACAGCGGAGTCTGGCAAGCAGGACGCCGCTTTCAAGTCCTTCATCAAGAAAGTCAACTCGATCGCGGCCAAGTCCTCCGGCCGGGAGGGCAACATGGCGTACACGAGAGGCGAGCTGTTCACGGGAATCCTCCGGCAGGTCCAGACGACTTCGAGGAACGTCCTCGACTACTACGTTGCGAACAACGCAGACCGTGTCGCAGACGACCGCATATGGACGTCTCTCGGCTATAACAAGGATGCGTACCAGTCTCCCGTCGTCATGGACGAGTACGTGGTCGACGGCGAGGTCTACAACTTCAGCTCTCTTGTGACTGAAGGTTCGCTTCCTAAAGACTTCGACGACCTGATGAAGGCGCTGCGCATCGACTGGAAGAAGACGAAGAAGGAAGACGGCAAGACCGTCAACATCTACTTCCGTATCCCGGCGTCGATCGCGAAGCAGGTACGTCGAGGCGATTCCGTCATCGTCGGCAGCGACAGCGGGACCATCACCGACAACACGATGTACGGGTTGCTGACATCGGTCATGTCCAGCTCCGCTTGCGACGACGACGCGCTGCTCAAGTCCTCCACCGAAGCCCGCCGAACCATCGTCCAGCAGACCGGGATGCCGAAAGACTACGCCGACCTCGGCTCTTTCTTCGAGCGGTTTGTTCGAGTGAACAACCTCATCGCGTTGGAGTACAATGCGGGCTCCGTCATCGTCGACCAGAACTTCGGGATCCGTCAACAAAAGAACGCGACCATCGCCGTCATCAGGGACCTCATCAAATACGAAGACGTCCGCAAGGCGTTCGTCGATTGCTACGGGGACTTCACTTTAAACACGTTGTTCGGCAATGCCTCCCAAAACAGCGTGTTCCTCAAGTTCTGGGGCGAGGTTCGCCTGAAGGACTGGATGCGCTCCGACATGATGAACGAGATCGAGAACCACAACCGTCCCGGAAAGATCGCCCCTGGTAACAGGGACTACGAGACCCAGGTTACCGATTTCCTTCGCTCCGTCCTCGCTCAACGCTCCTCCTCTTGGGGCACGTTCCAGAAGGAACTCAACGAGCTTCTCGAATCGATCGTCGACCGAAAGAAGGAGCTTGACGCCTGGTCCGGGTTCTCCGACGTGATGTTCGACGTCGTGTCCACCTTGGGCGGGGACGTCGCCATGAGACGCGGTTACATGTCCTCCAAGGCGTTCAGGAGCTCCGACCTGTACAAGAACATCGTGAAGCTTCAGGGAAACAAGAAGACCCAGGCTCAAGGGCTGAAGAGCCTTTTGTTCACCGAGCTTACCGAAGACATGTTCTTCGACGTGAACAAGCGCTACAACGAGATCCTCGACATCCATGAGCGCATGAAGACCGCCAAGGTAGAAGAGCTGACAGGACTCAGCACTCGTTACGAGAACCTCTTCGGCAGGCTGATGGACGCGCTGTCCGACGTCAAGTCGCAGAACATCCTTTGGTCTAACGTGTCTCGCGACTGGTTCGAAGCCAAGTTCGAGAGGACCGATGGGAGATGGGTTCCCCGAAGCAAGCCTCGCAAGAGCGCAGCAGATGGGATCCTCGTCAACAACACGGTCTCTCCCGACAAGAAGATGCTCGCCGTCAAGGACCTGTTCAACCGTTACTACGCCCAGGGAGTAAGCTGCCCGTTCGTCTCGGCAGACAAGAACGGCAACTGGAACCCCAAGAGGTTCGCGGGAGTCGACCTGGTGGTGGACGGCAAGCCTCTCGGGAACATGCACAACACCTACATCCTCGAGCAGATGATGTTCGAGAAGATGAACCAGGAACATGCAGGCAACAACTCCGCATTCAAATCCAACAAGGCCCTCGAGAACGTTCGAGCAACCGGACGTAAGCTCGGGTCTCTTCGCCTTTCCAGCCGAGAGCAGATGGCCAAGAACGTCAACGCCACCCTCGACCGCCTCATCCGAGAGAACGGCGAGGAAGCCGTGAACCAGATGATCGAACGGCAGATGTCCAACGACATGGCGGCAACCATCGACATCCAGAACTTCGAGGCGGTGCTTGACTTCGACTTGAGCTACGGCTTGTCAGAGAAAGCAAAAACCGCGCCTGTTCTCTCCTCGATGTTCAAGCAAGTCTGCATGGCGAAGAACGGGCGAGCCATCTCCGACGCGAACAGGGCCATGGACCTCGCTATGAAGCAGATGGCTCTCGAAGAGTTCTCTCAGAACGTGCCCGTCATCCGCTACCTACTTGCCCACCCCGACGAGTCGATGACCGTCTACGACCCTCGTTCCAACGAGAAGGTCGAGGTAAACAAAGAAACATTGTTGAACGGAATGTCCAACATTGAGTTCCTCCGGGCTTACCCGAACGTTGCGTTGAACTTTCGAAACCACGTCGTCAACGTCTGGGCGTCCTCCGACTCCGCGACGTCCGCATCCATCGGCGCTTCCGACAACCTCTACAACTCGCTGAGACACTCCGACCTGTCGAGCGACTTCACCTTGTTCGCCGATATGCCGAGCTTCTACGCCCTAGCGACGTGCTTCAAGAAGTCGGGCGGTTGGCAATCCCAGTACGACTCGACCTTGCGCACCATCCAGAGCTGCGATGTTGCAGTGAAGTCAGGCAAAACTATCCGCGATTGGATCGACGAGACCTTCCCGAAACCCACGACGGAAGGAGAGCGCGACATCCTCGGGCTTATCGAGAGGGACATGCCGTCGATGCTCAGGCAGTTCGAGAAAGTGAAGATGCGTCCGGTCAAGAACGGATGGTCCCTTGCCGACTTGTTCGAGTACACCCCGAACTACATGCACATGAACAGCGTCCTCTCCACTGCAAAGACGGAGGACTCGACCGCCGTCAACGGCAACACTACGGCGAAGATCAACGCCCCGCTTATCTGGTTGGCTGCGTACAACGCACCCGCCTGCGATGCTGAGCCGACGGAGGTCTCCGCTGCCGAGTTCTTCAGCGACGACTCCAGCAACAAGAACTGCTGGAAGAATCTTGTCGGTGTCGTCACCGAGTCCGGTTGGATCATCGACGAGGGAACCCTCGACCGCATCCGTAAGGAGTCCGGAGAGACTGTCCGCATCTACAATCCGAAAGACTGCGCTTCCGAGGGCGTGCCTTGCTGTCATCATTCGGTGGCTGACCGATCGACGAACACCCGAGTCAGCGAGCAGTCGACGGCGCTCGGTCGGTTCCTTCAGGTGTTCCGAGACAAGGGCACCGAGGCTCTGAACCTCAAGATCGCGAAGACTGGCGACGACGGCAAGAACTCGATCTCGAAACTCTCCATCTTCAACAAGGACGGATGGGATGCCGTCGCCGACGGAGTCAGGCAACTTGCGAAACTTGACCTCCCGAACGCCCGAGAGGAACTCGCCAACTGGCTTAAGGAGGTTTGCGGGAACCTCGGGTACGACATGATCCCCGACCTGGACTTCGTGAACGTGGCTCAGATCATGATCCGCAGGCTTCCCAACGGAGAGTTCGACGTCCTGTCCATCGAGCAGATCTCCCACTATCAGCGCAACATCCTGTACAACTACCATGACATGATGATGGACGCTGCAACCCCGCGCGAGATCGGAGAGGCCTGCAACGAGGCGCTCAAGCAGTTCCCCGGCTACAAGCCTATGTCGATCGACAAGGTTCTCAACAGCATCAACCCGAAGAAGCTCATGTACTCCGACTTCAATGCAGAGACGGGCGACGCGACGAGCACGAGGAGAGCCGTTGCAGAGACCGGTGTGAACCAGACTCTTCGTCCATGGATGTCCTCGGCTGAGAGGAACCGAGCTGGCCTACGCAGCGCCATCACCCAGTTCCTCGGCAAGACCGGGGACCAGTCCGTGTACATGGTCTCGGATTCGACCCGCGAACAAGAGGCGAAGTCTTTGAAGAAGAGGACGAAAGCCGACCTCCCGTCTTTAGCCAAGGGTTACATCCTCAACGTTTACGAGGACAAGTCCGGGAAGACCGACCAGATCGAGCACCTCGGCATCGGCCCCAAGAACCTCTACTTCATCGAGAGCGACGGGCCGCTTATGCGGGAAGCAGAAGCTCGCAGGGCTACCGTGTACTCCAAGTCGCTCGACGTGTTCGAGAACTACGCTTGCAAGCCGATCGCCGTCGAGGACGGGTATATCGTCAACTTCCTCGACCAGGACGTCAACGAGAGGACAAGCACCGAAGTCAACATCGGAACCCATATGTACACCGACGATCAGCTTACCTACGTCGTGTACGACTCCCTGAACGAGCATTCTCTCGGAGATGCAGAGATGCAGTTCTACCGCAGCTTGATCGACAACACCCGTGTCGAGGAATCGGGAACCCTGGAGCTGGACATCGAGGACCTTTTCAAGAACGCCTTCTCCGACATCCAGAGATTCCAAACGGCTGAGATCGACTTCATGTCTGCCGAAGAGGTGGTCGACAAGTTGATCAACTCAGACGAAAAGCTGACCTTCGACAGCGACGAGCGGACGATCAAGATGGTCGACCAGTACGTGAACAAGTTCATCGAAGGCCACGACGACAACGGGTTCCTCATCGGCCAGAAGGTCGCTATCGGAGACGTAATCGGCATCGTCAAGGCAACGTTTGGCGATCAGACGGTCTATGCTCCTGTGACGGCATTCGACCTCGTCGGAGGTAAGTCCGGTCCTGCGATGATGAGTATCACCGGAGTTCGCTTCCTCCCCGACACCAACCGCTTCGCAGTTGATTGGAACGTGAACGAGGGTCTTCTCGATGACAATGGCAACGTCGTCTCCATCAAGGCGTTCGAGGGGATCGAAGCCGCGATGAAGTGCATCGGCCGCACGAAACTTCCTGAGAACGGAGACGTCAGGTTTTTCGAGGACGGGACCCCGATCGGGGCGGCCATCGCGGAGTTCTCGATCAAATCCCGACTCACCTCGGCTCAACGGATGAAGATGAAGATGAACACGCTCACGACGATGATGCAGTCCAAGAGTCACGGCTACAACATCGCGGACCTCGACACGACCTTCCCTAACTCCCCCGAGCTGAAGCAGGCCATTCTCGAAGGAAACGTCTCGATCGAGGAATGGAAGCAGCTTCTAAGGGAACCTATCCAAATTCTACCGCTCGGCTCGGACGCGCTCGCCAACGCCAAGCTCAACAAGATCTTGAGGAACTACGTCGACAGCGGCATCAACCCGCTGATTTTCTGCGGAAGCTACTTCATGGTCGACGGCCAGCGGGTCCGCCATCACGTGATGCCTCCTCGTTGGTCCGATCTCTACGATCCCGACTCCGACACGACCGACGCCTTGATGAGGATGTTCCACCTCGTCGACCCGACGATATGCCCAGACGGCCTTGACGGCGATCCTCAGGGCTGCCTATTCAACAACCAGCTTCAACTCTACGTTCCCTATTACGGCCTCGCAGAAGACATGGAGACGCGTGTGGAGGCAGGGCAGTGGGCAGACGTGTCCGTCTCCCAGCTCTTCTTCGACAGCGAGAAGAACGACATCCTGAGACGTCCCTCGGTCAAGTCGAACTCGGCATCCATCCTCGCGGACGTGTCCCGATCGATGATGAAGCAGCCTATCCAGAAGTCCCGCCTCTCGACGCTCATCGATTATTCTTTGACGAGGTTCGACCTAGGGTTCCCGTCCGAGAGGGATGCGACCGCAGCCGACGTCGACCCGCAAGCGCAGACCCCGGCTCAGGTCCTCTCGGACATCGAAGCCAAGCTGTTCCCAGATGGCATCGACGACTTCTTGTCTGGATTGAAAGACAACGAACCTGCTACCATTAGTGAAGCGTTGCGAGACAAAGTCGACACCGATTACGAGCTCAACCGGCTCATCGCCGAGGTTTCCTCGATCGACGCGTTCGACTTCGGAAACCCGGTCGTCAACGCTTCGCTCGCATCGATTTGGAAAGACTATCAGTAGGGAGAGTCTTATGAAGATAGGCCAGAACGGTAACATCAACACAAGGCCAGGCGGGACCAGCAGCTCTGTCGGAGGCGGGGATGTATCCCGCCCTAATGCCCCTGACAGCTCCGACGTGGGGTTCTCTGGCGGGAACAACTCAACGAGCGACTCCGGGTCTTCCGGTGGAGGCGGCAACTCCGTCTCTTCCGGGGACTCTTCCTCTGGTGGAGCTGCCTCTTCTCAACCGACTGCGCCGGTAGAACCTGAAGCCCCCGCTTCCATTTCCAATCCCAAAGCGGCTTCGCTCGGACAGGAAAGCTCGTCTTCTCGGGCAAGCTCGGCTCCTGCGCCGGTGACGTCCGACCTCAGCGCGTTCATCGAAGCGAACCTTGGAAAACGGGGAACGTCGACTCGATACGACGAAGCGGCTCCTACGAGCGTGAAGACCGATGCCGAAGGCAACGCGTTGAAACCCGTCTCGGGATCCGTCGCTTCACGCCCGGACACGAAGCCTGAGGTGAAGAATCCCGTCACGGTAAACCCGAAGCCGACGACTGAACCGGTGAGCCAGGCGGTCAAGTCCGTTGCCAAACCATCCGTCAACCGCATCGGCAGACGGCACAGGGTCGATGACGACATGGCCCGGTCGACCACTGCCGAGGCTTATGCGGCGGAGAACCGGAAGAAACGAGAGGAAGCTCGAAAAGAGCAAGCGAACGAGGAGCGGGAAACCAATAAGGCTCCCAAGCAGAACCAGGCGAACGCATCGAGGCCTCGTCGATCGAAGAAGTTCTCCGAGGGCCTCAAGCGCGAGATTCCCCGTCAAGAGCTCCTGAAGATCCTCCAGTTCGGTCGCCGTCATGGTCGCAACCTGGACTCGATCGAGGACGCTTTCGAATACTTCAACGATATGGGCGAGAACGGGTATCTGGCCGACCGCGTCTCGACCGGTGCCAACAACCTCGAAGCTCGCGAGGACATGCTCAACCGTGCTCTCCAAGGCAAGTTCTACAACGTTCCCAACTGGCGAGAGGAGATGGGCGGGTCCGACCTCGACTTCGATCTGGAGACTTATTTCAACGATCTCGAGAACCCGAAGCACAAGCCGAAGAGACCGGAGCGGCTGTCCGACTCCGAGCCCGGCCAGGTGAACGAGGGGACGCTGAACCAAGACGACATGGTCAACGCCCAAGCCGACCAGTTCGAGAAGGAGCAGTCCGTCCGCGACCAGTACCGTGGCGAGCATAAAGACGTCTACGCCGACCTTCGTCGCAACGATTCCATCGACCGCATCGAGAAGGCGATCCAGCAGGCTCGCATCCCGACGGACATGACGAAAGAGGAGCGGGATGCCTTCTACGTGGAAGACTACATCCCGTTCTGCCAATGGCTCGACATTGACCCTTACGAGTCTTTCGAGTTCATCACCCGCACCATCTCCCGCTACTACGGCCTAGCCCCGGACCGCAACGGCCAGTATTTCAAACAAGACGAGGACGTCACCGGGTTGACCCGAGGAGACTTCCAGCGTGCTTTCGCCAACATCATGGAGAACGTCAACGGCGGGAACCACCCGTTCGCGTACACTCGCCCGAACATGAGGTTCCACGGAACCCGTGTGTTCCCCATCCCTCATTCGCTTACCCGCAAGGAGGCAGAGGTTTGGGCGAACAAGATGAACGGGTACACGGCTTCCGAGGTGGAGCAGCTCGGCCGTGACATCTGGCTCAACGACGTCCAGCCTCGTATCAACTACGGCGACCCCTGGTGCACGCCTGCCCAGCGAGAGGCGATCTACGACCTCTCCGACGCGTTCGAGGAGCTAACGTGGGAGAGCTTCAGGACAGAGAACCAGGGCGAGTGCCCGTTCCGTTTCTCGGGCCGCATTTGGGGAACGTCGTCCCGAGTCTCCGATTGGTTCAACTCCGGCTCTGCTGAGGCGGTCAAGGACGAGGGCGAGCAAGTCGACCCTCACATCAGGGACCGCTCGGCTGAGGTTCAACGCAACATGGCCGCGTCGTTCGAGTACCAGAACAAGAAGACGAGGCCGAACAGGAAGGCCCGCAAACGGAATCCTGACGGTTCCACGGTCGCGGAAACCGTTCCCGACAGCGAGGTTGTGCAGACCGACTCCCTTGCCAAGAAGGCTATGTCCGCGTATATCTCCTTCGACTCCTTCACGTCCACTCTCTTAAACCCCGGTATCGCCATGGGCTCTCTGGCTACTCGTGCCTCAGGTCTCACCTCGACGTCTCTGTACCGTGCCGTCTGCGCATCCAAGGGACATCAGGCGGCGACCCCTACGATGAGGATGATGTGCTCCGACCCTCGCATGAAGAATGCTTTCGCCAACGCGACCGAGCTTGCCCAGACCGGTATGGCAAACGTCACGAACTTCATCGCGGAGAACGGAAGGCTCGACGACCGTTCCCGCCAAGCGAAGATCGAGCAGTCAGGAAACGGCAAGGTCAAGCAGACAGTTGCCATGGCCAAGTCGATGAATGGCGAGGTCATGTACCTCCAGTCGTTCGGCAGGTCCATCGACGTCGCGAACTGGCTCGACGTCTACCTTAGCGAGGTTGCTAAGACAGGAGACCTCAACGACTCCGTGATCACCCAGATGCAGCGGGAGATCGCAGCCGATCCCACCAACTTCCTCTCCCAAGCTCTGCTCACGAAGGAAGGCAGGACTGCGTTCGTCACCGTTTCCGACTCGTCGATGGGAGCCATCAACCCGACGACCGTCTGGCTCAACAGCTTGAAGGACCGCCATCCCGCCTTGTACTTCGCGACGTGGCTCACCCTCAAGTTCCCGTCGTTCTGTTTCAACGCGGCGGGCAAGATAACCCCGCTGAGTCACACGGCGATGTACCTCGTGAACCGAGGCTACTACGCGGCGAAAGGCGACCAGATGGGCCTACAGAACCTCATCGGCGGCGAGGATACGTTCGGGCAAGGTCTGCTTCGAAACCTCGCTCTCGACATGACGACTCTCGGTTCCAACATGCTCATAGCCCTCGCATCCATCGCCACCATCCAAGCGCTCGGCGGCGTCGAGCCTCCTGAAGACCCTCAGAACATCTACGACTGGACCGAGTGGAAAGTCGGGGGCAAGCCCGTGTATGAGATCAACTGGATGTTCTCGGACACGTGGATGCTCGCCGGTGGTCCTTTGGCTGTGGCTATCTGCGCAGCGAACACCGAGCAAGGCCAGCAGATCGACGAGAGCGGCAAGCCGGTCTGGTTCGGCATCTTCGAGGACGGAGCCTACCGAACCCTGTCCCAATGCGGCTTCATCGGCACCGGCATGGTCTCCACCCTCTACGATGCTGTGGAGCTGTTCAACTACGATGGGGCTGTGAAGGAATGGGAAGCCCAGGGGCTCGACTCCAACAACGCGGTCTCCCCATTCGATTACTTCACGGCGGCCACGACATGCTGGCTTTTGAAGAAGGCGACCGCTCCCGTCACTTGGAGCGCGTTCAACAACTTCCTGAACTCCGAGCACTTTGGTTTGTCGACCGACCTGTTCGCCACGAACCCGTACAAGATCTACGACCCGTACTCCGAAGAGGGCTCGGACGACACCGTGAACACCTCATTCTTCGACAGCCAGATCCGCAAGACCAGCCAGTACAACGTCCCCGTGGCGCTGCTGATGGACGTGGCGACGGGGATCTTCGGCATCGGGCAAAGCAACACTCTCCGCAGGACCGGGTACATGGCGACCGAGCAGCCGCTCAAATACACTTACGACGAGGCTCAGATGGCCTGCTTCAACTACCTCGACATCGACAACACCTACGCATCGGACGAGGAGAAGATGGCAAACGGCCAGAAAGTTTTCGAGCTGATGGGTAAGTTCAATTTCGATGCTGGGCTTATGGCAGACAACGCGGTGGTCATCCCATACGACGCAAGGGACAACGTCTACAACTACCTCAAGGCGCAGAAGGAAGCCATGTGGGACGAGTACAACCGGAAGGTAGAAGCGGGCGAGTACGCCAACTGGACGGAGCGCAGCGAGGCCAAGCAAGCCTGTTACGACTTCCAAGACCAGGTCTCGAAGTACATCGACGTGCTCTACGACAAGTCCATCCCGACGTTCGCCACGAAGTACCAGGACCTGAAGACGACCTACCACGAGCGCTCCTACACCGAGGACGAGAACGGGAGCAGGACCCCGATGTCCAACGTGGACAGGATCATCAGCAACATCTCGTCGTTCATCAACGGGACTGAGAGCAACGCGAAGAGCGAGAGCTACGCGACAGGCCGCATCCCGTCGTCTGTCTCTCCGCTCCTCGGACTGACCGAACCTGACCGGACAGATGGCCAAGGATGGAACTACGAGCAGACCCCGGACTGGTACAGCGAAGACTCGACGAACGCAGACTTGATGAGAGACGCTTTCGGATACGAAGGTTCCTTATCGTCTCCCTACGGCTCCGCCCCGACGATCGGCAAGCGCGCAACCGTGTCCCTCGACCAAGGCGAGACTTGGAAGGACCCCGATAGCAGAGGCGAGGGAACGTCCAGCTCCTCCTCTTCGCCTTCTTCCAGCCCCAGTTCCCCCGGGTTCGGGACCACGACGTCCAACTCCGGACGAAGCTACACGTACTACCGACGCTCGTCTGGTTCCGGCGGCGGGTACTCCAGCAAGATCTCGATCTACTCCCGTCCTGCTTCTAGCTTGTCGGCTGATCGAGCTGCTACTATGTACAGCAAGAACCGCAACTACACGAAGTACGACTACATCCGTCCCGACTTCGAGACCAAGGGTAGCCGTGATGCGTACAAGAGATCGGACATCTAATGAAAGATAAAGAGCTCAAGTGGAACATCGACGTCGATAAGATCAAGGACAAGAAGCTCGCGAAGGTGAAGGCTTCCTACGACCAGGCACGCTCGCAGATGATGCAGCGCACGTATCATCACGAGCTGTACGGCCTCCTCGCGAAGAACAAGTCGATCCATCAGTGGTCCACCCGAAAGGGTCAGACGAAGTACTTCAGCGAGGGATCTACCCAGTACATCCTCCGCAAGGTCTTGGCCGACACCATCCAGAGGATGCCCGACGGCGAGCTCACCACGCAGTTCGACAAGGCAACATGGCAGCACGTGATCACTCAGTACCTCTTCGAGAACAAGGTGATGTGGTCCGAGTACGAGGGCATCGACATGCTCTCCAACTTCACGAACACCTTCAAGATGTCGTTCATCTACGCCTTCGCCCCCGTTCGCACGGGATTCGAGCGCGACGTGGACGGCGACATCCGCATCTCCTACAACCTCGAGCAATGGTCGGACGTGTTCGTCGACCGGGACTGTCGCGACATCCGACGCCCCGCCGTCGTCTACCATCGCAGCTACCTGTCCAAGGACCAGGTGGAGCAGCTCTTGAACGAGGACGGGTCGGTCAAGGACCCCACCTATTGCGAGGACACCGTCAAGTACGTGCTCGACCACGACATGTTCGGGGCGAAGCAGTGGGAGTCCGAGAAGCTCGCGGACCAGATGAAGAACGCCACAGCGCTTGCCTCCTTGGAACTCGTCACCGAGTACAAGCGCGGGGCCAACGAGTTCGTCACCTTCGTCCCCGGGCTCAACGCCCCGTTCCGCAAGGTGAAGAACTACGACCCGAGGCACGGCATCCCTTGGAACTTCTTCGTCCTGGAACCTGACCCCGACTTCCCGCTCGGCGTGAGCCAGGTTGAGTTCCTGCTCTCCGACCAGCAGTTCAACGACCTGTTCCAAACATCGGCCTACAAGAACCTGCTCCTCGCGATGGAGCCTCCCATCATGGTGAGCGGCTGGGAGACCAACCCGTCGTCATACGTGTTCGAGCCTCGTCGCATCTGGAACCTCGGCAACAACCCGAACCAGGTCAAGGTGGACCCGGTGAAGATCGACAACACGGTCCTCAACAACTGGACGACCACGCGAGAAGCCGTGTCTTCCTCGATGCTCCGGAACCTGAACGTCATGGACGGAACCATCGCCAAGGACTCGGGAACCACGTTCTCCAAGACCGCTCCGGGCGTCAAGGCCCAGCAGGACGCGAAGACCATCAACATCAACCAGTACCAGAAGCGCCTCGAGAACTTCATCTCGCAGTGGGCCACGCAGGCCTTGCAGATGTACGTCGCGGCGATGGGCGGCGAGCATGACGTCACCGTCGACGAGACCACGCGCCGCAAGCTCTTCGACATCGGCTGCGAATATATGCTCAACGACGACGACACGGTGACTGTGGACTTCGACGAGCTTTCCGCCAACCAGCTCCGCTACCAGGTCCGTGTCGGCTCCCTCGTCCAGCTCAAGGAAGACCAGGAGCGTGCAGCTCTCTCCGAAGTGGCTCAGCCGTTCATCCAGAACCTCAACGGATGGTCAGAGGAGAACCGCAAGGTCATCGAGAACGAGGTGCTGCTCCCGATCGCCAAGCGGCTCCTCGAGCTGTCCAACGTCGACATCGCCCAGACGATGGCGGACAGCCTCTCCACGCAGATAGCGAAGACGATGATGGCGGACATGCAAGGCCAGATCGACCAGCAGGGAGCCATCCAACAGCAGCAGGGTCAGCAGATCGCCGACCTTCAGAACCAGATTCAGGAACAACCTGAGGCGACTCAGGAGTCCCAACCCGAAGGTCTTTCTTCGGGATTGCCACCGGTTGAGGGCGAGGCTCTATCGCCAGGTGCCGAACCCTCACCGACTCAACCAAGTGAAACCCCAGGTCAACAAGTAGTTTCCCCGGACGATTTGCTTGAGTTGTAGCCGCAGTGGGATAATTTAGGAAACCTGGCGACAGAGCTTTTATAGGCTAGAGAAAAGGAGAAACCTGTTATGGGAGCACAGCCTATCTCGCCGCAGATTTGGAACAAGGCAGCGTTGACCGACAACCGCCTTCTTCCTGCGCGGTACTCCATCGGCATCTTCACCGGCAAGGGCGTCAACATCGCCAACAACGAAGAGGCCTACGCGTATGACGACATCCTCGTGTCCGACCGCATCTTCGACTACGACGACCGCCGTCTCAACGGCCTGACCGGCCCCGGTTCCGCCGAGGTCACCGGTCGCGACGGCTGGGGCGCATCGGCCTACGGCCCGTTCCAGACGGTCCGCTTCACCCGCCGAGTCTTCACCTCGGGCCAGCACAAGTCCATCGCTTGGCGCGTGTTCGACGAGAAGCAGTATTCCGGCGGCATCGGCGAGTGGGGCAACGCCACCACGTCGAACGCCTACACCGGCGGCGAGGCCTACCTGTCCACCGCTGAGACGATCAACAAGGCGAAGGCGATCTGGGACAAGGAGATCCTCGGCCCGCACATCGACAAGTACAACTTCTTCGCCATCGCCAACGGCCACATCTCCGGCCGCTTCGTGCAGACCCACGCCAACGAGGGCCGCATGTTCGACTGCGAGGGCCAGTGGATCGCGTCGCCCGGTCCCTACGAGGGGCTGTCCTATCCGCCCGAGTTCGCTCCGATCAAGGCGATCGAGTGGGATAGCGCCAACGTCCGCCCGATGCTCAACGCCATCGACGTGGCCTGGACGAACCTGTTCATCCCCGAGGACAATCGCGTCATCCTCCTCGACAAGTCCTACAAGGACGACCTGCTGTCCAACCTGATCGGTATGCCGGGTTCCGTGCCCGCCACCGAGAAGGCATACGACGCTCTCGTCGAGGGCCGCTTCGAGCGCTTCTACGGCTGGGACTTCGACTTCTCGATCCCGTCGCAGTACTACCCGAAGGTCTACCTCGACGCGAACAACAACGTCGTCCACTCGGCTGACGGCAACGCCGCGTTCGATATGGTCATGAACTCCATCAAGGCCCCTGACGGCGTTTACAAGCTTCAGAACGAGCTCGGTGCAGCGCAGCGCGTCCGTGCGACCAACTACTTCGGCACCTACTTCGACCCCGAGACCAAGCAGTTCGTCAACGAAGTCACCAACTACACGATGTCCATGCCGTCCGGTGAACCGTTCTACGGCGAGGCCGAGCGCTACGACAACTCCACGCTGACCAACGACTGGAAGGTTCAGAGCGTCTCCGACTTCCCGTGGCAGGGCTTCCCCGGCCAGGGCATCCAGAACCCGACCGGCCCCGTGAAGCCGATCACCCGTCGTCAGGTCATCGGCATGGCGGTCTACCGTCCCGCCGCCCAGCTCGGCGAGGAGTACGGCAACATGGAAACGGACCGCGGCGGCACGCGAGGCAAGTTCACCGAGCTCGTCTTCGACATGAAGCACGACGCTTGGGTCATCCCGCAGTACAGCCACGGCATCCTGCTCATCGTCGACGCGGAGGAGAACTCCAACAAGCCCGCGATCAACGTCCGCATCCTTCCGCCGATGGACGCCAAGGAACCGAAGGTCACCGGCTTCGAGGTCTCCCCGGCCACCGTCTCGCTTCGAGTCGGTCAGGAAGCCAACCCGCAGGTGACCGTCACCGGCGAGGGCCTGTTCGACAAGACCTGGACGGCGTTCTCTAGCAACGCGGACGTCGCATCGGTCAAGCCCGACGGCAAGATCACCGCAGTCGCCAAGGGCACCGCGACGATCACCTACCGCTCGAACGGCGACCCGACGCTGACCGACACCGTGACCGTCACCGTCAAGACCGTGGACGAGCCGTAAGGCTTATCAGTCATAGCTCTACTTGGAGGGGGTTGGGAAACCGGCCCCCTCTTTTGAGTATGAAAGGAGAAACCATGGCTGAAGTGACCGACGCGCAAAGGCAGGCTGCCAACAACCTGACCGACATCGCGAACTACAACGCGCAGTCCACGAAGAACCAGCTGTCCCAGCAGCTTCAGAACTACGATCTGGCCGACCAGCAGAACCGAGCGCTCGCAGACACCGAGAAGAACCAGTCTTCCAAGTCCGCCGCAGCAGACCGGTTCGCCCAGAACAAGAAGCTCCAGAACGCCACCAGGGGGCTTCTCGGCACCGTAGGCAACGGTCTTTACGGTTCCACCCTGTACAACATCATGGACATGTTGAGAAGCCGTCAGGACCTCGACAACCAGTCCACGCTCAACACCTTGCAGCAAAACTGGGACACGGCGGAGAACGCGTTCAACGAGTCCAAGAACTCCAACGTGCTGGCAAGAAACGACGCGGCTTCCAACGCGGAGTACGCCCTTCGAGGCATCCAGTCCGACACCGCGGCCCAGCTGAACAACATCAACCCGGAGCTGTACCAGTCCCCAGGCGACGGGGATACGAACGTCGGTGCGGACGGGACTTACGATTCCAACAAGGTCGCCGGCAACTTTGCTAAGATGAGCGGGTACATCATGCCGTCGCAGAACCAGATCGATTCTCAAACGAAGCCGACGACGGCATCGAAGACCCGCAACAGCTATTTCAACAAGCTTATGAACGGATATAGGGGGTAATCATGGGAGAAGATTTCTTGAAGATGTTCATGGCGATGACGCCCGATCCCGAGCCTGAAGTCATGCACATGGGCAAGCCGGAGCATCCCGGCCACGACATGGACGACATTGACGAGATCAAGTGCATGTTGAAGAAGATCATGTGCATGTTGATGAAGTGCAAGCTCGACGACGTTCCCGAGCCTAAGGAGGGCGAAGGCTTCGACGTGATGTTCACCGAGGACGGGGAGCCAGACTACAAGGGAGCGTTCCACACCATCAAGGATGCGGTTGACGGCAGCGGCGAGGATAAACCTGAACCGAAGAAACCGGAACCCAAGGACGACAAGCCCGAGGACGACGAGGACGAGAAGAAGGAGTCCCCGTTCGCCAAGGCCAAGAAAGGCGGTTTCTAATGGGATTCAAGGAAACGGCGAAGAACGCCAAGAAGAAGTTCAAGAAAGGCGACAAGCAGCCTGAGGGCAAGCCCTCGTTCAAGGACATCGCCTCTAAGTTCAAGAAGTAAGGAGCAGCCATGTCGAGAGGACTGACAATAGCAGAGTTGGTTCAACAGGTTTACTACGCCATCTACAAGGTCCGTATCGACGTGGAAGCGGGCGTGGATGGCGCGTTCGCGTCCAAGAGCGACAAGTTCAAGGAAGTCGTCATGGAAGCGAACCTCGTGCTCCAGGAGTTCCAGAAGGAAGCCGATTGGAACTTCCTGCGGGACCGCTGGGAAATCGGCGTCTCGCACAATCCTCCGCACGGCATCCAGGAGTTCACCATCCCGCCCGACGTTTACAAGCTCTGCTCCGGGTACAACGACGCTGTCCGCCTTCACGGCCCTCATGGGATGATGGAGATCCCCTTCACCTCTCCCCGCTCGGGCAACCACAACACGGTGGCGATGTTCGACCAGTACGCGCAGATCAACGTCCCCGACCAGCGCATCATGGCGTTCGTCGTCGGGGACACGCTCACCTTCAGCCGACCGTGGCTCCCTCATGAGCTGGGCAAGCTCGTCGAGACGGACGTGATCTCCACTGTGCAACCGCTGCACATCTGCAACGACCGATGCTCCGACCATTGCTCGGAGGCATACAAGGACCGCATCCTCACCTGGTGCCCGGACCCTTTGTATTTCGTGTACAAGATCGCGTCGTACAGAGCCGAGGGCGACCCGTCGGTCTCCGAGATGGTGGAGGTCCTGACGAACAAGGCGAAGCTCATGCTCTCCGCAATGCGCGAGAACGACTCCGCCCACACCACGTGCGACACCTACCAGACCTCGGAGCTCGGCTACATCGAGGTGTTGTAAATGGCACAGCAGAAACAGCGATCTCAAAGCAAGCAACGAAGCTCAGGCGGCGGGCGTAAGAGGAATTCCGAGCCTCAGGTCCAGGTGTTCAAGCAGTTCGCGGGCATGAACATCCAGGAGAACCAGGCGGACTTCGACCCTTCCGGGGTGGACCACGACCAGTCCGACCTTCAGATGACGTACTTCGAGATCCAGAACAACTGCCGCACGACGGCCCTCAAGACGGTCGAGACGGTCAACGCGACGAACTTCAGATGGTTGACTCCTCCGAGCGGAAAGCGGTTCTCAGGTCCGATCGTGGAGCGTGAGAACTACATCTACGCGGCGATGGCCGACGGCTCCATCTGGTACACCGACGAGAAGGTCCACCAG